CACCTTTAGCACATAGTGTTAATGTATCAGAAGAACCAGCAATTGTCTGTCCTAATTGATAAGCAAAGTTAAATCCTTCTCTTGAAAATTGTAAATTGTTTGCACCTTTACCAGACAAATATGCTTGACCAACAATAGTCCCTCCAGTGATTGTGGTTGTTCCTGTTAAATCATATTCTACATTATCAGAATAACTTGTATATGAAAATGCTGTACTTGGTGTTGCATTGAGTCTTAATTCTATTTGAAAATCAGAGTTAGAAATAGCAGATGCTGCAATGTCAATTGGGATAATCACTGCATACGGTCTACCAGATTTAATTCTAATCGTTGCTAAATTATAATATGTTCCTGCTGTTGTTAAATTAACACCAGCTAAAGAAGCCGTTCCAATAGATTGACGTAATCCTTCTGGTGCATAACCTCCTTCAATCATAGCAGTTGAACATACTTGTTGTAATACTGCTGCACCTGAAATAGTTCCGGTTGTTTCAATTTCATATCGGATAGGTAAGTTTGCAGTTTGCATGTAAACGGTTGTTAAATCATTTGCATTTAAAAATGTATGTGCTGTAATAAATTTACCGTCAATTACAAATCCAACTCTGACAGCTCCCATACCCAACCATTCATAATCTGTAAACATAATGGTAGCTTTATCTACATTTAAGTTATATCCACTAGCACCACTACCATCGAGTTTATCACCATTCCAAGATGATTGAGATATTTCTGTATCTACTGGCGATCCTGTTACATAAGTACGTCTTACAATTTTTAATGTTGTACCATCAGCATAAAAGAATATTCCATTATTTGCATCAAACGTTCCTACCTTTTGTTTAAGGTCTGCTTCTGGAGTATTCATAACAAAGGTGTTTAATATTAATAATGACTTACCTGGTTGATAAGACATAACTCTTTTAGATTGTCTAATAACTTTATCACCACTAGCTGTGGTTACATTTAAATTAACTGTAGATTTATTTGCTGTATAAGAAACTGTTCCTGATCCTGTTAAATCTTCATCAAAGAGATTATTCTTTGACATGACATTTTTAGAATCAAATATAGTAAGTGGATTAGAAACCCTTAATCGTCCAAATGCATCATAAGCAGTAGATCCATCTCCACCACCTATTACCGTAGGTTCTGTATTTACATTATTACACGCAGACATTAATACCTCGTATTAAACCAACTAAATCTTTCAGTTTCTTTTTTTAGATCATCTTGATATGAAAAATTTAATTCATTTTTTAATGTAGCGATAGCTTCTAATATTTGTCTTTGATTTTCAACATCATATTCTTGTTTAGGTTCAGGTATATATGAATTTACTTTAGCCATTAAAAAAATCCTGCTGTATCATCAGTAGCAAAACCACCTCTTGGACCACTTATATCTGCATCACCTCTTCTGCTACCTCGGCCTCCACCGCTTACACCTACATCAGCACCGGCTGCTGCTCTTTTCTCTGCTTTTTTTGCTTGTACATAGTCTTTTAAAGTTGGTGATAAAGCAAAAGTTGTGCCTCTTATTTTTCGATTTAATCCTTGTAAAGATTCTAAACCACGTCTTGCTAAATTAAATGGTGTTGGAATATTACCCAATACTTCAAATAATCTTGCAATACCTGATGGTTTTTGTTCTGTAAATGTTTGACCTAAAATTCTATTTTGATCTGCTATGGTTCTAGGAGTTTGATACCTCATGTCTTCAACTCCCGAATATGGTAGTTGATCTTCTTCTTCATCTTCGCTTGTCGTAGATGCAAAAGGTAATCCTGCATTCACAATTCCTACTCTTGGATTAAATCCTATAAATCTATTTACTCCATCTGTGGGTATTAAAGGTTCATTATTAAAATAATTTTTAAAATCTAATCTTCTATTATAATCTGTAGATATATTACCTGATAAATCATCTCCTTCATTCATATAAGCATTTCGCATATAAGAATCATTTCTGAATTCATAACCAGGTTTCATCGATTGAAGTAAACTAGAAGTAGCCATTGGTGCAGAAGCATCTTGATAAAGACCTTCATAGTTAATCTGCGGATTATTTGATGCTCTTACTACATCTAATAAATCATATATTCCATTTCCCAAATATGCCATTATCTTCTTCCGTCTGGTTTAATATCTACTCGTAATGTTCCATAACGCCAAGTTTCACCTACAGCGTCATTTTCAATTTTGATTGCAAGAAGTCTTCCTCTTGCTCGAGTATCTACCTTATCAGTAGATGATGTAATTGTAAAGGGGCCAAGAGGTGAGCTTGATGCGGTGTCACTTGGATAGTTATTCAATAGTAATGTTACTTTTGAATTACCAGTTAATACTTTAAAATCAGGTATAAATCTATTCATAGACATAATAAATTCACCATCTCCTCTAAGATCAGCTAGACCGGTTGTGCCTCCTAAAGCACTTCGTCTTGCAGATATATCAAAATCTCCTGATTGTATAAATGCATCAATAGCTGTTGCGGTTCCACCGTAAGCTACTTCATCGATTCCAGTTTCATGAGCATAATAGGTTGATGCTCCATAAGTATTAGTTATACCATTTATATCAAATACAGGTGTACCTGAAACATTATATTTTGTGGCATAAGGTAAATCATAAACTCCAGCGTCAACATAGGTTGATCTAGCTAGTGATCCAGTTGTCCAGACATTTTCACCGTAGTTATATACAACACATCTATCTATTTGTGATGAACCATCTTTTGGATAAAACCAATTAATTTCATTATATAAGGTATTGTGCTCACAGTAAATAATATCTCCTGCTCCATAATTTAAACCTAAATTATCTCCTGTAGTTGTAAATACAAAATCTTCTACTAAACAAGGTATAGATTTAACTGTACCATCAAACATAAAAAATCCACCTTCACCTGACATCCAAAAGACAATACCATTAGAATAACTCAATGCATGCTGACCAATCAATCCACAATTAGTTCCAACTAATCTAACTGAAAATGTAAAAGGTGGGCCAACAAATTGAATAACATAAGCTGAACTATCTGTTAATACTAATGTATAGTCTTTTCCTTGTGCTGCTCCTACAATAAAATTACCTTGGTCAAGTCTAAATGTTCCTGCAGTGTTTGTAGCTGTTGGTTGATATGTTGAGTAATCTTCTTGATTTGAAAATCTTATAAACATTGGATCTTGTGTTGATGTAGATCCAATAGTTGTTTCAGTTCCTAAATGAAATAAATGTCTATCTCTATCCGATACAATTGTCATTCTTGATGCGGTTGGTGCACCAGTCATTACGCTTGCTCTTGTAGATGTTCCATCATTTGGATTCCAAACAAAAGTTTTATTATTATGAATAGTTGCTATTAATTGTTCTCCAAAATTATCTAAACTCCAGTTTCCTGCATCTAGAACTACATCAGTAGTTGTTCTAGCTGTGCCCCAAGTAGAACTACCCCATAAATAAGTACCCCAACCATAACCTAATGTTTGAACAGTTGGTCCAACAATTATATATGGATTAATGTCCCCTGAACCCTGAGTCGACATTCCTGTGCCAGTTTCATTAGAAGCCATTTGAATTGTAAATGTATTTGCATCAGGAACTGTTAATATTTCAAAAGGAGTATCTTCAAAATCAGATGCAGAGTATCCGGTTTCACCGCCTCCAGGTAATGAGATAGATGTAAATGTTATATATCGTCCTGCATCTAAACCATGAGAAGTTTTATTAACTGTGACTGTTGCAGAACCAGTTGTTGAATCAAATGTTGCACTTGTGATTGCTGTATCTAATGGAGTAATATCATAAAAAACTCCATCGCTATAAAGAAATAAACCTTGTGAAGTTCCTATTGCTGCATATCTGTTACCATCTAAATCAACCCAAGAATGCTGCGCACGAGCTGCACCCGGTAATGTTTTACCTTGTGTAAGCTGTTCCCAACCCCCTATTTTTTCAGGTAAGCCATATCTAAATCTAACATTATCACCATCTACCCATTGGAATTCACCACCTGAGTCAGTAACCATTTTGTTAAAACCTGGTTTAAAATTAATTTTTTGCAACATAGGAAGTTTTTAGCATAGATTATAATGTAATTATAGATAAAATCTATATATTTATTTAAGTTTTACTTCTGAATCATCAAAAGAATTTTTATCTTGAAATTTAGGGTCAAGTTTTAAATATTTTTGGTGTATTTCAGCTACAATTCTAGCAAGACCATTAACAAAATGTCTTCCATCATCATAATTAATTGTGACTTTACCTTTGTCATTTATTAACTTTGCTTCCTCTTTAGTGAATACAATTTTACAATTATCTTCTTCCCAAATAAATTTCATATTAATTTTTAGATATTCCTAAAATTTGTCTACCATCCCATTTAAGATTTTTAAACTTACCATTTTTTAAAACATAATGAAAAAAAATTTGAAAAGAATAATCTCCATCATATTCTTCTCTCCAATGTTCTAACTTTCCACCAAAATACAAAACACCATCTCCTGGTTTAATTGTTATTTTTTCTCCATCTATAAAAAGAGGCCACTCATTATCTGCTTTAACATTTACACTAACAGTTACTTCGCAAGAAGGTCTGTCTGTGTGTTTTTTTAAACTAGAGAATTTTTTATATAATCTCCAAAAACTGTAAGTTTCAATTAATTCAAAATTACTTGCTTTTTCAAATATTTGTTTTTTAGATTGTAATAAAGAATCTGTAACAGGATCCCCATATCTAATTGTTTCATTTAAAGGCGTTTGTTCACAAAAAGTAGTTTGATTACCAAGATTGTATAATTTTGCATAATTAAATAATAATTCTCTTTCATCATTAGAAAGTATATTTTTAATATAAATATATTTATTTAAATCATCCATGATACAATAGTAAATCTTGTTCCTTTAATTACTGGTGTTACTTGATGTGGATATAAAAAGTTACTTGGCCATAAAACAATTTTTCCAAGTTGTGGTTTTATTTCTAAAATTAAATTTTTTTGGTTAGGTTCAAAAAACTGTAAATAACCTCCTTCATAGTCATTGTTTAAAAAAATAATAGCAGAAAGTTCTCTATGAGTTTTATAACCACTATCATTGTGTTTTTTATAAAAACCACCCTTATTATATTTTAATAAATTTATAGTTTCGATTGCTGATATTCGATAATCTATTTCTTTTTCATTAAAATATTTTTCAGAGGTATTTACTAAACCTGCACAAATTAAATTAAACCAATGTGCTTCAGTAATTCCCTTAAACTTTGATAGACCATAATTTTTTACATCTCTGATATTTTTATTAATTTTAGAAGATCCATCATTTGATATAATAGATGCTTCTTCAAATTCTTTTATATTACCAAACGTTCTTAAAAAAGCTGAAACATGTTCTGGAGTAAAAAAATTATAAACTCCAATAAAATTTTTTATCTCCATTTTTGTTTATTCCAAAGAGTTTTTTCATACCACTTCATTAAAAAAGTAGTCATTTGAAAAAGAATAGAATCCATTTTTTTTTCGTCCCATTCTTCAATTTTCATTTTCCAACTTTCTTTTTTAAACGGAAAGACACTAGCAATAGGAGTTCCTTTTTCTAAGACCCAAGTACCTTCTTTTTTAATTACGCAGGGAAAATTTGTAGGTAAAGCACAAGGCCCATCTACAATTCCAGAAAAAATTTCAAATCTTTTTTCAGCTCTATTAATAGGTTGCATATAAAAAACTGAATAACCTTTTGGAACAATGATAGTCCAAGGATTTAAAATTTTAAATATAGGAAAATTTTTATTTTCTTTAACAAAAGGGCATTTTTTCCCTCCTACTTGATCTATATTGTGCACTTCTCCAGGAGTACCCATGTTTACACTTAAATATTGTTTTCTATCTCTATATAAATCTATAGAGGTTGCATACTCCATCCAAGCATTTAACTTGTCGTTTGGGCCCTTTACGTTAAAATTAATTTTTTGGTCAATAGGATTTTTTAAAATATAGCCTGCAGTAAGACTATCTAAAAAAGGTTTACAAGCTTTGATAGTACGTTCTGTATGGATATCAGGATTTGGTACATCTTTATACCATTGTGGTATATGAAATAGTGCAGGTTCTGGATGAATAGATTTATCTTTTACAATATTTGGATGAGCTGCAAAAGTAATTATTCTTTCATTCATTAGAGTTCCATCGAAGATGGAACCTGTATATCATTTTTTATTAAACAATCAACCCAATTATAACCTGTAATAGGGTAAGTCAAAGAATCTATGTCAATAGCTTTCAAAGCATTTAAATTAGTAGTCCAAATCGCAGGAGGATTTTCTGCATATCTAATTCTTGTTTCAAGAGTTTTTATAAGTTCATTTAGTTTTGATCTTATATCATCTACACTAAAAGCAACTTGAACTCCTTGTGTATCAATTAAAGAAATATTTAAAGGTTGATATGTAGTAAAAGTTTTAATACCTCTTTGAACTAATTCGTAATCGGCATCTGAAATTTCTTCATAAGAAGAAATATCGACAAAATTATTTATCCAAAAATCTCTAGATTCCATGTCTTCACAAATTCTTAAATAATGATTATCTGTATTTTTTAAAACAAACTTTGTCATAATTATGTTCCTGAGTTATCGTAAACCATGAAAAATCCTGGAGTACCAGATTGTTGATTATTAGTCGCTTTTGGAGCTCCATTACCACCTATTCCTTTGTCATAGTAAATAGTTCTTGAATCCGTTAAAGCGGTTTGAGCTCCTGGAGCACTTCCTGGATTACCAGGGTTTCCTCCCGCTGCACCACCGCCACCGCCACCATTAGCAGTTCCTACACTTGTAACATTTGTAGCTCCTCCTGGAGATCCAGGAGTAAAACCATCACCGCCACCTTGTGAACCACCTGATCCTACTGAGTACGGATACGCTGTACCGCCTGTGACTGGAGCAAAATAAAAACCAAATCCTCCAGCACCGCCAGATCCTCCACCTGCGTTCGGTGAATTTGGGTTTCCGCCACCGCCACCGCCACCGCCGGCACCTTTTATGAAAGCTGACGCATTGTTTGCGGCTGGGTTAGCTGTGTATGTTCCTGTAGCTCCACCATTAAAAGCAAAAGATCTAACAACATCTTGAGCACCTGCTGATCCACTTGATGCAGCAGTAATTCTTCCATCAGCATCTACAGTAATTGTAGCTGTAGTATATTCTGCAGCAGTAACACCAGTTGAAATTAATTGATTTGCTCCAACTGAGTTAGCAGCGAGTTTAGCTTGAGTGATTGCTGAAGCGCCAACTCTTGAAGTTGTTACAGCTCCAGTATCTAATCTTGCTGTGTTAACAGCGTTTGTGTCTAATCTTGTTGTTGTAACAGCAGCTGTGTTTAAAAGAGCTGTTGTAATTGCATTGTTATCAATTTGTGCACTGCCGATAGTTCCGCCTAAAGTGTTTAATGCAATTTCATTTAAATTTGTTCCATCAGAATAAGCAGCAACAATTTTTGCTTCACCTGCAGTGAAACCTGTTCCGCTTACAGTTTTAATTGTTAAATTTGTAACACCAGTTACAGCAGATAAATCAAAGATATAAAATTTTTCAATTCCATCTGGAATAGTTACAGTTGATGCACCAGTTAATGTTCCAGTAAATTTAATAACCATGTTTCTTGCATTTGACAAAGCTTCTTGTGTCATTGCAAGAGCAACAGTTCCTGAATCAGTAAGTGCTACTGCTTCGTATCCAGCGACTGCTTGTTGAATTAATTGTAAATTTGTATTTGTTTTATCACCCCATGTACCAGAGTTTTCCCCTGTTACCATTAGTTCTAGTTTTAGGTCTGTAGAATATGAAGAAGCCATATTTTTTAAATCTCCTTAGTTTTTTTATTTTTACTAAATTTATGCAGCAGTGTCAACCTCTATCCATGTTACATCTAGACCGGTATCAACCTGATTCCAGATCAAAGTATTAAGGCTTCCTTCACCCATTGTCAAGTTAAATCCTGTTAAAGAAACATCAGCATTTGCTGTGGCTGTTTCATCTCCTTCTTGCATTGTAAGGTCAAAACCAGTCACATCTACAGGGGTATTTAGGTCTATAGTGACTGAGTCTTCAGTCATTGTCATAGCTTGACCTGTAATACTTACATTAGCGTCTGCTGTAATAATTTCTTCACCTAATTGTGCTGATAATGCAAATCCTGTTAATGATGCATCTGGAGCCGGATCCAGGTCTCCTTCCAACATAGACATGGATAATGTTTCAATTTGTTCATTGCCCCAGGCACCATAACCCCAGGCAAAATTACCATTCCAAGTAGATGCTGATTTAGATGAAACTTCTGCTATTGTATTTGCTTCTAAAGTGGCTGTACCTAAAGAAGCGGACATAGATTGTCCAGTTGTTGCAACTTGTTCTGGATCAAAAGTTATATCCATTGTCATAGCAATACCAGTTGGTTCTGCTATGAATGATGCGAAAGCGTTAACGCTTTCTAAATTTGTTGTTAAAGAATTTCCTGTAAGAGTTACTTCAGCATCTCCTGTGATAGATGCTATAGAATTTAAACTAGCTGATAATGCAATTCCAGTTACATCAGCATTTTGACCTGAGATACCCCAAGTTTCAAAACCCCAAGTATCTGAACCCCAACCTGTATTGATCTGTGAATCAATTGTTACTGATCCTAAATTTGAAGATAGAGATATCCCTGTTACACTAACGTTTTGATCGCCTAGTGTACCAAAATTTTCAAAGCCCCAAGTCTGCGATCCCCAAGTCGCCATAGGAAGTTACCTCCTATGATTAACCAGAGATCCTTAGAATCGCTGCAGTTGATGTTGGCGCTGGAAACTGAATTGTGAAAGTACCAGATGTAGCTGTTTTATCTCCTCCGAAATCTAAAACTGCAACAGCAGCATTAGTAGTCGCTGATGAAGTATTATAGATTAAAGCACCTCTTGCAGTTAAAGTCACTCCTGTGAATGATCTATCTGCAAAATCACATCTAGCTACGCCTGCAGTGATTGATGTACCATTATTAACTAATGCTCCACCACCTGCTGCATACTGACCACTGTCTCCAACTTCTTGAGTTGTTGTATACGAAGTAGTTGCTGAGTTTAGAGTTGCTGAAGAAGAGTAAAGCGCTATTTTAAATTTGTCACCAGTCGCTGATGAAAAATTGTGATCACCTTCCAACAATTGTTTTTTAAACGCGTTAGCAATTGCTTGTGTTATAGCCATAGTTTATCTCCTTATTTTATTTACCACCGACTCGAGGAACACCTGATTGATATTCATCTCGTCTTCTTCTTCCCATTTGTTCTATAGAGAAGCCTTCTACCACTTGTTTATACTTTCCTTCATATAATTGCAAGAGATCATTTGGCCCTTTTAGAAAACTAAATGCTTCCACTAAGCATGCATATAGAAGTCCATTGGGAAAATTTAAACTAATATATGTAGTTGTATTACTACTAGATAAACCTGGATCTTTCAAGATATAATTTAACTGAATTTCATAAGTAGCATCTGGAGTAGGTGCAAAAACTAAATGATTTTTGTCCCACCAACCATAATATTTAGGAACACCTGTAGTTTCAGTAGCATTATATTCAGACATAAAACTAGTATCTCTAAATTCTAAAAATTCTCTATTATTAGGATTAGAAGTTCCATCAGAATCTACTATTTGAGCTGATCTAATTACTAATGCATTATCAGGAGTTTGAACAAATCTTTGATTTACAATCAAATTAGATGTTGCATATCTTTTATTATTATCAGAATCTACATCTCTAAATATTCTGTATTCTGCATTTTCAATGAATCCATCTACAATAGTTGATGTAAGTACATTACTATCAACTTCAGTATAATCTCTAATTTTTTGAACTAATTCTGCGTACGTCATGTTATATTAATTGTTACACTCCCTAATTTTACTAATGCTTGTCTTTTAGCATTAATTCTAGAACCATTATCTGGTATCATACCATTGTTTGATTCAAATGCAAAGTCTCCAGGTAAAGTTAAATCTACAGTCATAAATCCGCCATCCCCTGAAGCAACTGTAAAAGTTTGGGGTCTAGCATTTGCTAAACCTTGTGGATCAGCTGTATGGGGTTTTGGTTCTAATTGTGGATGCTTTGGTTCAAATTCAGATATATGAACTCTTGATCCATTCCATTCAATAACCATTTCTTTATATGGAAATGCTTGACCACTTCTATCTGAAATAAACTGTGCAAATTTTCCATTGGATCTAGACATTTGGATAATAATTTTTTGGGGTTATAAAAGAACTTGATGAAGAACCATCTTCCTCTAATGCTCTTTTTAGTTCATCTTCATAAAGTAATTTCATTTGTTGAACAAGTTGTGGATTAAATTTTTGTGATAAATAATAAGCTAAACCTGCTACCATACAAGGTACAAATCTATATGGTACATCTGCTTCATTACTATAAGCCCCGGCATCCTGAATCCTGCTAACATAATAGTAGTTTAAAAAATTTCCGGCTTCAGTGCTTCCGGGAGTTAAATATAAAGTTATTGTAACTCTATCAATAAATCTTTGTACAAAATATTGTGATGGAACACCTGTAGATGTTTTATTTGAAAATGCTTGATATTCAGATCTATTTATTTTTGTAAG